ATACCTGCACTAAAAGTTTGCTGTGCTGTAAAGTCTTGAGCACTTGAAAGTAATGCCACTGTGCCTGTAGCATCTGGCAGAGTTATTGTTCTATCAGCAGTAGGGTCTGTTACTGTAACAGTCGTTTCATTTGTATCGTCTGTTGAACCCTCAAAAACAATATCTCCTGATAATGTACCTAAATTGGTAATGCTTGAAAGGTTTCCTGTAGTTATAACTGTACCTGTAACATCAGGAAAAGTAATTGTTCTATCAGCAGTAGGGTCAGTAACATTTAAAACAGTTTCGTGATCATTAGCACTAGAGCCTTCTATAGTAAGACCTGCATCGTTTAACTTTAAACCAGTTACTGTAGGACTTGTAAGAGTTTTATTTGTTAATGTTTTTGTTGTAGCTGCAAAATAAGTGTCGAGTAAATCTACGTCAAAATATCCTATACCTCCACTACCACTGTTGGCAGATGCATCAAGTATAGCAATAGCATCTGCTGTTGCAATAGCAGTGCTTGTATCAACTGTAATTGCTGATACATCTGCTACTGCATTAATTTCTTCACCTGTGGCAGTAAGATTTGTAACATTGTTAGCAGAACCTGCTACTGAGTTTACGTAAGCTTTTATAGATTGTTGTGTTGCAAGTGCAGTGTTTGAATCTGAAGTAAAGTCATCTTCATCTTTAATGGATGTAACTGTAGAGCCTGAAGCAAGAGTTAAACTTGTATTAGCTGTTATACCACCACCATCAGCAATGGTAATAGCATCGTCACCATCTGTAAATGCTATCTTAGCAGTTTGTACTTCTCCACCTACTTTAATATCTCCAGATACATCCACACGAGTAGATGCATTTAAATCAATAATAGCTTCACCATCAATAGTTAGCGTACCATCTGCTGATTGATGTATAAAAGATGCAGTGTCACCAAACTGAATTTTATTTGTACTATCCATTAAAATGTTGTCAGAGTATTTAAAGTAATCCTCGTCTTCCATCCAAGTAATAACACCGTCATTACTGTTAGCATTGAATGTTAAAACAACATCTGTGTCTCCACCGTTACCAACAGATAAAGCATCTGTTTCTAAATTAATACCACCACCAGAATCTAATGTTACTGTTGTACCTACAGCTTCAAATGTACCGTCAGCAGTGATTGTAATGTTAGCTGCAGCAGCAGCAGTGTCTGTAGTAGTAATAGCTAGTGTACCATTTGTTCCTACAGTTAAAGTAGCTGTATCATCTGTAGAGCCTGTCATGGTAATAACTTTACCATCCACAGCTACATCATCTACTGTTAAAGCAGTAAGCGTTCCTAAACTTGTAATATTTGTTTGAGCAGCAGTTTGTAATGTACCCTCTACATTAGCCACAAGAGTTCCTGTGCTAATAGTAAGGTTTCCTGTAGATGCACCTGTAAATGATCCTGTGCCTACAATAAATTTATCTGCAGACTCATCAAAACCAATAAAGGCATTGTCTGCTGAACCACGTTCAATAACAATACCTGCATCGTTAGATGGAGTACCTGTTGTTCCTGTACCTAATTCTATAAGAGCATCTTCAATTGTTGTGTTAGTTGTACTAATAGTTGACGTAGAACCATTAACTGTTAAGTTTCCTGTAACAGTTAAGTCTTGAGTCATTGTAACATTACCACCAGAGGCAATTGATATTGCATCTGTGTCACTAGCTGAACCTATATTACCACCATCTGATATTATAAGATTACCACCAGTAATATTTCCTGTAGTAGTAATTGTGCTAGAGCCAGTATCAATAGTACCAAAACCAGATGTAATAGAACCTGAGTCAAGAGCACCTGTAGTTGTAAGATTTGATAATGATGTAATAGAACTTCCCACATAAGTAGAAATAGCTGTGGCTGCAACTTGTTTCATATCGCCATCATCGTTTATTACAAAACGATCTGCATCTGCTATGGTTACTGAACTTGCTGCGGTATCACCATCTAATATATTTAATTCACCTGCTGTAGAACTAACAGCAGTATTATTTATTGCTAATTTACCTGTAACAACATTAAATGTGCCATTGTCTTCAATTCTAGCTACCTCTGTTCCATCTCTTTGTTGAAAAATAATATCTTTAGCATCTACAATAGGTTTAATAATTACATCACCTGATGAGTTAGTAATTCTAAGTACTTCTGTGCCATCATCTTGAAATTTAAAATCTCCACCATCGGCATCTAAAATAATATCTCCTGCTACATCTACGGTTAAATCTCCAGAGCTAAGATCAATTTCAGTTCCATCAATAGTAATATTATCAATTACCACACCTGCATTAGCTGTAACTACACCAGTAACTCCTAGTGTTCCTCCTATGGAAGTATTACCAGTTGTATCTGCAACAGTAAATTTATCGGTGTCCATAGTAAGACCACCATTAAGTGCTACTGCACCTGAAGCTGTAATTGCTGTAAATGTACCTGCACCTGCACTGTTAGCACCAATAGTTACACCATCGATTGCACCACCGTTAATATCTGCAGTAGTTATTGTAGTTGTTCCTGAAGCTGTAATATTAGTAAATGTACCTGCAGCAGCACTGTTACCACCAATAACAGCACCGTCAATTGTACCACCATTTATATCAGCAGTATCAGCTACAAGATCATCTATATTTGCTTGACCATCAATGTATAAATTACGCCACTCAGAACCTACCGCACCAAGGTCATGCGTATCATCAGCAGAAGGAGTTATAGCAGAGGCAACATCAGCAGTAAGAGTAACTGTATCTGTAGCTGCATCACCAAGAGTGGTGTTTCCGTTTACTGTTAAGTTTGCGGTAATAGTAGCACTTTCATCTACAGTAAGTGTATCTATTGTAGCTGTGCCATCAATAAATAAATCTTTAAATTCTAAACTAGATGTACCAAGATCAATGTCATTATCAGTTACAGGAACAATAACGCCATCTTGTATTCTTATTTGTTCTACAGCAGAAGAAGATACCTCGCTAAAAAATCCAATACGATTATTAGATGTATCTATTGCAACTTTGTTTAATGCATCACTATCTGCAATTAATGGTACGTATGCACCTTCTTGAGTGCTTCCATCATGTTTATGCCCTGAATCTTTATTAAATGCATCTCTTAATGCATTATATTCTGCATTTACTGGTGCAGCTTTAATAACCGCATTAGCAATAATATCTGCTGTTGATTGTCTTGAATAACCTGCCATTTTATAACCTGTCTCCTACTCCAAATGTAATCACTAAACCTTGAATACTATGTGATGCACTGGAATCATTAGTAACGAATTTAAAAGATGCGGATTTACCTGATCCTTCAATATTAGTTCGTTGTACTGGTGATGGATTACCATCAAATATTGCGGTGCTATCATACGATACTTCATTATAGTATGCTGCTGCACCTTCTGTCGTTAAATTAAAGTTTGTTGGATTAAGTGTATCTACATTTTCATAATCATATACAGCCGACATAACTATTTCATTATCACCTTCAGAGCGTAAATATGTAGCTACACTATAAAATATTTTTCGTTGTTCAGGGTCTTGTAAATAGTAAAACGGAGTTTGAAATAAACTAAATATATCCGTTCCTGCAAAATCGTTACCTCTTTCTTGCCTATGTACTTTACCGTCTGAATCACCATGTAATACAAACTCGTCTTGCCCTATATAAGCACTATCAGAACAAGTAGCTGTAATACCTAACATTTGACCATATTCAAACTGTAAACCATTAGGTGTTTGTCTAAATCCACCAATAATACCTTGTGAATCTGCCGCCCCAAAAAAATATCTAAATTGTGATTTTTGTCTAATTACTACAGCATTAAGCGTATCAAGATCAATATCAAATACTATATCAGTAAAAATAGATTGAATATTTTTAGATACAGTTTCAAGATTAACATCTCCAATTTTTGCTGTACCTGCAATAGGACGTAAACCGTCTTGAGATAAAAATAATAAATCACCGCCTATTTCTATAACACTATCTGTAGCTAAACATCCTAAATCATCAGTAACAGTAGATAACACAAAATTAGCTGTTGCCGTACCAGATAATTTTTTAATACTATTTGAGCCAAATATAAATAATTCATTTCTAAATGATTTAATTGCAACTATAGAAAATCCTACATTTATAACTCCTGCCCCATTACCTGATGCAAAGTCTGTTTCTGCTAGTGGAGCACTATGATATAGTTTTGTTGGGTGTGCAGGATCACCTGCTAAAAATAAATGGTTTTGAAATATTGCAGAAAACTTAGGGTCTGTTGGTGCATCTGAGTGTGTAATCTGTGTGTACGTTGAACCATCATAAGTAGCTGCGGGATTTATACCATCTGTTAATACTACTTTTGGTGTTCCAAAATTAAGTCTAGAAAATCTAACTTTTGTTACACCTGTCATTGTAGGTGAACCAGAAGTAGTTACTTCAGACCAACCTACTTTTGTTGGGGTGCTTGTTAGCGTTGTGCTTGTACTAAAACCATCATCTGATATAGCATTACCATTAGTAAAAATATTCGTACCTGCAATTTTTCCAAAGTCAACTACTATTGTATTAGAATTTTTAGATATTAAAGTTCCTGTAATACTTGTAGCTGTAGTAGAATCACCTGCTGTGCCTCTTTCTGTTAAAGTTTCACCCACTGTTAAATTAGTGTCTGAAGTTACTGTAAAAGTATAGTAAAAACTCCAATGATGTAAATAGTTATTACCAGATGAAGGAGTTCTACAGGCAAGCACTCCTTGATTTATACCATTAGCTACACAAACTCCAAGAACACTTCCTGTTCCTGTAACTGTTCCAAAATCATTACTAAAACCATTTATTTTACGATAACCGCCAGTTACAGCAGGTTCATAGTTAATTAAACCAATAGCTGATCCAGGTTGTGTTTCACCTTGAGATAATACATCTCTACTAGTATTTAGCCCTCCTTGACAGAAAACTTTAAAAGAAGCTAAATTATCAACCATTAGATCACACTATTAAAGGTACTAGTATATGGACGATTAATTGCTGTTGAACGTACATATAAATTATCATCTAATAATATTCTACGCATAGATTTTATACCTTCTTCAAAATTATTTTGATGCATTGCTGCACTTTGCTCATTACTACGAAAACGCATAACAAACATAATAGCACCATCAACTATAACATGTTTAAATCTATCAGGTATAACTGTTGTATCTGTATGTGCTGTTAAATCTGCAGGAAAAGTAAAATAAACATATTCAACTTCATATGCTGCATCAGTAAGAGGAGTAATACCAAATTTTTCTTCTAACGTTTGATATACATATAATGGTTTACTTACACCATTTGTCTGATCACCTTCATCGTCTTGTGTACGATAATTTTGTAAATAATCATTATATGTTATTGTTCTAAGAGGTCTTGGTGTATTATCAAGCCCACTAGTTTTTTTTAAAAAGAACGAATCCCAATCAACAGTACCCATATCTGTAGGAAAATCATACGTTCTCTGGGCTGTTACTAATGTTTGAGTATTTGTTGTTTTTAAAAAAGGAAATTCTTGACCGTCTTGTATTATTAATCTTATACTGTTATTAACAGCATCTTTAACTAAACCCTGTACGTTACGCACAGTAGTAAAACCGTCACCTGCAGTATCTAAGGTAACTTCATTTAATCTTCTTAATGTATCATTTACAAGTGTAATATACGTAGTTGCCATTTAAATAACCTTTAAATAAGTCTAGAGGGGCAAGTTTCCCTGCCCCCCAGTTTAGTTTAATTACGCAAGCGTGTCACGATCTACTTCATCAGCAGTCATTTCACCTAAAGAACTAACGTCCATTAACACAGCGTAAACACGTAGTTCACCTGCAGTAAATGATGCGCCAGAACCTGCAAGAGTTACATCAAGTGTATCTGAAGAAGTAATAACAATATCACCTGCTACAGTTGCTGAAGGGGCATAAGCTCCATCAGACGCACCATCAATATCAAATGCAGCCACATACTCATTGTCATCTACAGCCGTACCTAAAATTGCGGTAGCGTCTGTACCAGAGTTCATAGTAGCAGAAGTTGTTACTTGAAGACCTGCAGCTATAATTTTAGTATTAGCAGGTATAGTAAGAGCCTGTACTACATCACCTGGGGCAATGCTGTTTGCGGTTAAGTCAATAGTTTGCTCAATCATGTAAGGCTGACGCCCACGTGAAGAACTCCCATGTGCAGGAGCTAGAGTTGCAGTAATAGTTGCCATTGTCTAATCCTCCCTTACGCTAAGTTATATGCAGCAGTTACAATTGCTTCAGGACGAAGAATTTTTCTGCCGTATAGATGCATACCACGAACAATATCAGCAAAGCTGTCAGGATCACGATATGTTTCAGTCTTATTAATCTGCTCTGCAGTTGCAATAGCAGAAGAATGACCTGCCACGATAATACCCATGTTTGAAGTATTCGGACCACCTGTTGTTCCTGGGCCAGTACCCAAAGATGGTAGATTATTTGAACTATAAACTTGGAAACCGTGTAGATTATTTACTACAAGACCATTTTGAAGTCCAGAGCCACCGAAGTCAGAATTTAATAGGCGAGAATCCTCGTCTTTTAAAACTTCAATAAACACTGGGTCTAATACAAGCCAACGACCTTGTGTGTCAACATTTTGTTGATCCATTAGTCGTGACATACGTGCAATAATTTGCAATGGAAATGCATTACCTGCAGTTCCAGATTTTGCAGCGGTTGCCCCACCTGCACGTGGTTCAATACCAATTGAATTGTTTGCTGAACCTGCTGATCCAGATGTGTTTGTAAAGTCAGATGCGTCTAGTGACATTGAAGCCAATAGTTCCGCACCAACTAAGTTAGAACCATCTGAAGCAGTGGAAACAGCTTTATCACCGTTCACTGTGGTATTTACTGCGCTTGCATTTGCATGAAGTGCAGCTTGTTTAAAACCAGATAGATACCCAAGAACTTCTTGGTCCATTTGGTCAGCTAGTCTATATGCAGCACGATCTGATGCAAGACTTTGAAAATTGACGTGGCTATGAGCCTCTTCAATATCATCGACTTTAAAAGCAAAATAGTTAGCTTTGTCAATAGTCAATGAAAAATCTTCATCATCTAAATCTTGTGGTGTGATAGTTGTACCACGTGCATATGATTTTACGGTGATTTCAGGTTCTTTGATAATTTTGACTGAATCACCCATTTGGGCTATCTCTCCGAAATAATCAGAGTTTGTGATAGCTTCAACAACAGATGCCTTGCGGAAAGCAAGCTGCACCTGTTTGGAATAGATTACTGGACTAAAGTTACCATTAGGTAAATTGCCGTAACCTCCTGCTTTTGAAAACGCCATTTGTTTTCTCCTTTTAATTAGCAGCAACAGATGCGAAACACACAGATATTCTACTGGAGGCTAGACATCGTAGGGTGCACAATTACAACACTTGGCCTTTGCATTGTACTTGTGGGCCATGAATTACTAGGTAAGTCCGTAAGCCACTGTTGTTTGCTTGGGGATATAGTTAGTGCAGGTATCCATCTCTACAGGGGCTGCACTAAACTACAATACATATAGTTATAACATAAATAACTATAATGTCAATACTTTTTATCTAGCTGATCCAGATAAATCGTATATAAAGTTGCCTGTACGAATAGCTTCCATTATCTCGTCAGAGTTTCTTTCGTATTCGACTGCAGACATTTTTTGTACATCAGACTCTTTGATCGCATTTCCCTGTGGATCAGACTGAGGTTTACTGCGTTCATTCCGTGTACCCACAGAACGTGCAGCATCTTTTGATGAAGCAGATTTTTTAGGTTTAATATTTTTATCTGCTTTATACAAATCAATTGCTCGTGCAGCAGACCTTGCATCTGCATCATTTTCATAAAGAGCTTCTTGTACCCACTTAGGTTGTTCTTCTGCCCATTCGTGAAAATCGTCACTGTCACGAATATCTACAAAATCAGGATGTAGTTTAAGTAATTCAACTTCAGCTTTTTCTCGTGTAGCTGTAGCTTTCATTTCATCTATTTCTTTTACACGTGCTTCAAGACTTTCTGCTTGTTCTCGTGCTTTTTTAATTGCAATAGTTTCTACTATACCTGCTACATCAGGATATTGTTTTGCCCATGCTTCAATATCTTCATCTGACTTTGGTAGTTTAATCTCACTTTTAGTAGACTGAGTTAGTTGTTCTTCTAATGCTTTGATACGATCTTCATATTCTTTTTCTTTTAATTGTTGATGTCTACGTAGATCACCATATCGTTTCTTAAAGCTACGTTCCTCTGCATTTTTAGGTTCTGTCTCTTTAGGTTCTTCAACCTGTTCTGTTTCACCTTTTTGTTCTGCGAGTAGTTGCTCTAACTCTTCTTCTTCTTTTTTTCTTTTTTCTTCATTAGTATACTTGCGATTTGCAAATGCTACTTTTTTTGGTGACTGCATTTCTTCAGCCATAATTTGTTGTTCTGACATTATCTGTCCTTTCACTAGGGCCACCGTAGCCATGTTGGATGGGGGATGGGTAGCTAGTCATATTGGTGGGTAGTTATTTTTTCTTCTTCTTTTTGTTTACAAGGCCACCTTCCTTGAAACCTCCCATAGGACCGCCTCCTGTGTAGATATTTTCGTTAGGATTAGCTGCTGCCGCTTCTTCTAGTTTAATTTTAGCTTGATCTAGATTAGCTTTTGCTATTTTTGCTGCATTAGCTTGTGCTATTTTTTCTATTTCGCTATTGTCATCATCATCATTATTATTTGAACCCGATCCAGAGCCTGATCCAGAGCTTTCATTAGCTTCATTTACACTATCTGCAATTTTTTCTCCATCACTATTAAACATTACTTGTGCTTGTGCAATATCATATGTAGATAAACCCATTGCTGTTCCTAACGCAGGATCACCACCTGCAGCCATAAAGTCTGACATTTTATTAAATCGGTTATTAATTATTTCATAATGTTCTGCTACATTTGCATTACCACTTGTAACTGCATTGTCATATGCTCTTGCTTGATCCATACTTAACATATTTGTAGCATTTGAAACTGTAGTTAATGGAGAATTTGACGGATCATACATAGGGTTATATGTACCTGATTCTTCACTTGTTGTTGTAAAAATATTTGAAAATGCACCTTTTAAGTTTTCAATAAATCCTGTTTCTATTTTGGGTATTTCAATTCCGTTTTCTTTCATTAAATTTTCTAGTTGTTTACCATATAAATTTGCTGCACCTACTCCTGCAAGACCTGCTATAGGAATTACAAATCCTACACTTTTCATAAGAGCTTTTGCTTTTTCATTCTGCAAATAGGCATCTATAACAGATTGTGTATCTCCTTCCGCAACTTTCTCTTTTAATTCAGATAATTTATTTCCACTTTGTTGTCTTACCATATCTTCTAAACGTTTTTTAGTACCACTTTTATCATCACGAACTTGTGTAGTTTCTACAGATGTGCTTTCTAAATCTGTCGTAGTTGTTTCATCTTCTTTATAAGTTTCTTTTAGTACAAACCCTTCAGGTATTTCATTTATTGGATTATTATTATAAAAATTAATTATGCGTGTTTCACCTGTTTCAGGATTAAAATATTCTTTTTGTGTGTACACATCATCTACTGTGGGAACAAAGTCATCTGTGGTTCCTGTTGTGCCTGTATTATCTGTAGTTCCTGTATTAGTTTTTGGTGCAAGACTACCATCATCAAATGGTGTAGTTTGATTTGTTATAAATTTAGGCATATACCCACCTGCAGGTGACGGTGCAGGGGTTGGTGGGGCTATTGAACTTGGAGGAATAAATGGTGCAGATACCTGTGGTTGATTTTGGAATACAGATTGTTGATAGCCACCTATACCTGTTGATGGTACAAATGTATTTGTTGATGGTACAAATGTACCTGTTTGTGCTTGTATAACACCACCTTGTGCCATTTCTTTTGGTTTATCTTCTTCTGGTTCGCTTGTTACAATAATAAGATCAGCCATATCAAAAGGCATATCATCTGGTATAGTTGCCTCTTCACTATTACCCATCTGCCCCATAGCTTCCATTTTCTTTAGACCCATTTTAGCGTCTTGTCTTAAACGCATTAAATTTTCTAAACCAATGTAACGCACAACGTCAGCAGGAAAAACAAACTCACCTTCACTTAGCATAGCAGGTATATCGTCACGTACTTCTTTTTTGGTAGAGCCAATAGGTACGTCATTACCAGACTCAGGGTCTACTTCACCACCTTCGTCTTTTAAACCACCTTTGTTAAATAATTTCATTTGTTCTTCTAGCATAGGAGTATCACCTTTATCAAATTCAAGAGAATCACTACGGCTTTCTGCAGCCTCAAGAGCTTCTTCTAATTTATCATGTGTGCTAGTAGGTTCTATTAAACCTTCATCTAGCATTTCTATTAACTCTGCATCAGAGTATTCTTTTCCATTATGTATTGTAGGAATATTAACCCATTTACCTTTGTATTTAAAAGTTGTAGATTTTTCAGATACCATTTCACCTTCAGATGTTTCATAAACATCTCTACCTGCTTGTGTTTGTTTACCTGTTTTCTTTCCTACGTCAGCCATTCTTTAAAACTTCATCTCTTAATAGTTTAAGTCTACGTAATTGATATACTGCTCCTTGTGCTCTATGCACAGCAACTGTATTGTCTGTTTGTTCCATTACTCTGTGTTGTTGATCTATTAAAGTATCTAAATACTTTTCAAACTTATCCCACTGGGCTTGGTTGCTGACCAACGCCTTGAGCTTGTTGAGGTGCTCCCTGTCCTGCATTACCTGTAAATCCTTGTTCCTGTGGTGTTGGTGCTTGGCCTACGCCTATATTTCCACCACCTGCCCCTGTTGGGTCCATTGGGTTAGCCCCTGCAGGAGCACCCTGTTCTGCTTGTTTTTCTTGTTGAAACTGTTTCATAAGTTCAGCCTGTATAGCAGCATCATTCATATTGTTGGTAACTTTGTCGGGGTCAAGATCAAGAGACTTTGCAATCTCACGAATAATATATTGAAACTTAGCAAATGGTGCAAGTGCAGGGTTAGATGATACTTGCAAGAATTGCATAAGTCTTTGGCTACGTACTTCATTAGCCATAAGAGATTCTGTTCCACGTGCCTTAACTTCTAGATCACCTTTTATTTCAGGATCAAAGTCAAACTGCATGTTAAATCTAAACAGCCCCTCTCCTAGTGGACGTAATAAATAATCGTCTACATTTTTAATAACATTTTTAATTGTGCCACTAGCTGCACCCATTAACATACTAATACCACTAGCAGTTCTGCCTACACCCATAACACCTGTTTGTCCATGAGCAAAAGAAGGAAAGCCTGTAGATTCATCAGCTAATACTCGTGCCTTGTCAAATAACTGTAAGTTTTCACCTGCAACATTAGGAAATTTAGTGCCAAAGATAGCTTGCCCTGGAGCACCACCCTGTCTTCTAAACACTTTCCCTGGATATACTGATAGGTCTTGGCCTGGAACTAAGTTAGTTTCATCTACCTCTATCAACAGGTTGCCTGACAATACAGCATTATCTACAGCCATACGCATAAAGCCATTCATAAGTGTTTGTGTATCGTCCATGTTTTCAGCAATACCTACACCAAAGAATGAGTATGGGTTTAATTCATATGGAGCAGCCATATATGGAATACGTGCAGGTTTAAAAGGATTAAGAACCATGCGTAATAGTTTATTATTACAAATCCAAATATTTGCTTGTAATTCATCCATTTCAGAAAGTTCTTCTGGTATGTCTACACCTTGCTCTTCAAGCATTTCAACATCACACACACCCCAATATTCAAGTACCTCAAATCTTTCAACACCATGTTCTGGTGCATAGTCAGCTAGATCATCTTCCCAATATTCTTTATCGTAATTTTCGCCTAAAGATATAGCTTCGTCAATAACTGCTGAACGAAAGTATGGACGTTTTTTTAAATTACGCATTTGTGAACGAGATAGTTTGTGTCGTTCTATTACGTACTGTGCTTCTTCTACATTGTTAGCATCTGGGTCTGGATAAAAATTCCAAACAGATACATGTGATACTTGTGGTATTGTTTTAAATGTAGGTGAGTATTCACCTGTTTCATCATCCCAACTAGGATACTCTTTATCTATAGCAAATGGTCCTTTCATTACACCAGTGCCAAACAATGCCATTTCAAATGAAGTGCTTCGTAAATGTTTAGATGCGGAAGATTCATCAAGTTGATCTTGTATTTTCTTTTGCATTTTCTTTGCTGCAATCATAGCAGGACTAAATGTAACTGCAGTAGGTGTGCCACCTATACCTTCTTTAACCCCATCAATTGAATTTAATTTTTCTGCCAGTTCTGGATTTAATAACTCTTCTAACGTTTTAGCCGTAGCACCTTTAGGTATTTCTCTACCGTCACCTGCAAAACCGTAAGGCGATACTGGATCATTTTTTTCATCTTCTTGTAATTCTTTAGGCAAAGCAGGATCAAAAGAGACATTTTCTACAACACCCTCTGGAAGTTCTGTTGGATCAACAGTTAGTGGAAATGCATTTTTTGCAAATAGTACATCTACAATTTGACCATATGCTGCAAGTGTTTTAGTTTTAGTTACCTTAATAAATACACGAGATTTTTCAGCTTCAGTAAATTGTACATCAGGTCCATATATACCCCGATAATTTCTATATGCTTTTAACCAACGTTGTTCATCTTGTCTACGATATTCTTCTGCACGATTATATCGTTCCATAATAAATGGAATTATTTTAGATGTATCTGCATCTTCTTCTACTGAATTATCTGTATCTTCAAGAACTACTGCATCGTCTTCAATAAATACTTCGTTATCTTCTGCCATTTATTTTTCCTTAATAACCAAATGTTGTATCTGCTACTTGCATACCCATTGACGTAGTTCCATATGGGTCATAATCAAATATACTAAATCTTGGTCTTGACATTATACCATATCTTAACGCATCATACAAGTGGTCTTCTGCATTGGTATCTACGTCTTCTGGATTTTTTTTATCCAAAGGTATTGCAGGTAATTGTGATATTGTTTCTACACATGTATTAAAAAATACTAATCTGGGATTTTCTGTAAATTCATCTATTTGTAAACGTCTATGTATTTCATTTTTACCTGCAACACGAGAACCTTTTGATCTATCTGAAGGACGCCATCTACATCCTCTAGTTATCATTTGCTCCGCAAGGCTTGGACCTGTATCGCCACGTTTATGCCATAAAGAGCTATCCAATACTCCATATTTAATATTTCCGTCCTGTGCTTCTAGATCAAGAACCATATCAGCTAAATCTGTAGCTAATACTTTACTAACATATAGTTCTCTATATATTATAATTTGCTCGTCAGGTGCAACAGCAAACCACAAAACAGCACTATAAGAACCATATCCATAATCACACGCTCTAAACTTAACCCAGTTATTTGGTATTTTAAATGGTTCTACTACATGTATATTTCTATCAAACTCTGTAAAAGCTGCACCTTCTTTTATATCCCAGTCACCCTCTAATAGTTGTCTACGTTGTTGTTCTGGCAGTGACAATAGCATTGCTTCATAGTCACCTTGTGTAGCCAAGTATGGGTTGTCAGATAGTCGTGCAGGTATAAACCTACGTTTAAATAATGCCTTACCTGCTTTCTCGTGACCTGCAGGATATTTAAGAACTTCTCCTGTTTCTAAGTCTCGTGCTTCAAATGCTTTACCTGCAGGTGCAGGATCAATAAACATTTTCTTTACCCAGTGATGTCCTCTACCTCCTGGGTTAGTGGTAGCTCTCATATACACTGGTAAATCGGGTGCAGTGGACCGTAGACGAGAGCGCATGTAGTTCCATGCGAATGGTGAGGGCCATTGAGTCAACTCGTCAAAGCCTATCCAACTAAACGCTAGACCTTGGTAGCGCAGGACATCATCTTCCCTGTCTAGGTAGGACATCCACAACCTCGCTCCAGAGGGCGCAGTCCACTGCATCTTTCGTTCAGACCACTTAATACCCTTCCAAATTTTAGGGTACATTTCCTGTGATTTAAATATAAGCTCTCTAAGTTCTTCTGTTGTATGTCGTAGTAGTAAGCCTGAAAAATCAGGATGACCCATGTATCTCAAAGGGTCTGCTAACATTGCATAACTTTTACCACCACCTGCAGAGCCACCATATAAAACCTCTCGTTCACCTGCAGCTAAAAAATCTGTCTGTGGACCTTCATTAGGTTTGAAAATAACGTTATGTTGTTCCTCAACAGGAATCTCCTCAACGATATTAACTGGCTTTGGGGTAGCTTTCTTCTTCGTAGGCTTTCGCACCGAGGCGTTTGTTTTCAATTTCTTCCGCTTTGGCGATTGCCTTTTTCGCATAGTCTGCCCATCTGCGTAGGCTTCCAACTTTGTTTTTTCTTCTTCGCTCATTGTCCAACCGTTTCTTGAGTCCTACGTGAGATATAGATCGACCTGTATTTCTAGATAGCCAATTGGCAACCTCACGATATGAATACTGTTTTAGATATTTCTTTGCCTCTTCAAGCATGTCAAGTTCGTGCTCAACAGGCTGAAGTATATCAGGATCGTCCTTATCTATTTCATATCCGAATGGTATTGTTCTTGATATACGTGGAATAGCAATCCATTCGTTGTCTTCTTTTATGTCGGTTGGTTGGGGTAACTTCCACTTTTGTAGAGGTTTAGTCATCGTCATCCATTTGTTTAGGTGGCATTAGCATTACACCACCTTTTGCTTCTACTTGCATCTTTTCTGTTTTAACTAGACCTGTACGATCAAGTAGTTCTTTGGCAGCTTGCATCTTATCACGAATACCTAACTCTGTAGGATCGTACAATGCACCCACCATAGACATTGCAGCTTTTGGTGCATTACGTGCCATGTAAGTCTGCGTTGCATCTAGTATTTCTTCTTTAAGAGACTTTACCACTTCAGCAGATGATGTAGCATCTGAGTATCCTGCAAGTTTCTTTGCAGTCACAATGTCTCCACCTGCTTCATCAAACAGTACAGCCAATAGCTTTTGTTGTTTTTCTGTTAGTGCTCTTGTCATAGTTTTGATCTTCCAAATAATAATAAGACAAAGTTAAGTATACCTCTGCCCATTTCTGTAGGTGTTGGTAATAACCATCCTAATAACAACAGGATCATTACCCAAGGTGGTATATTTTGAATGTTTAATTTTTCAACCATACCTGTTTCTACTTCTTTTAAAACTTCTGTAGTTATTACGTCTCTACCTGCTGTAGTTTCTTGAGTTTCTTCATAACTTACAGCAGACTGTCTATTCTCTGCACCTATTTGTGCATTAGAATTTACTGTAGGCCCTTCTGATCCTCCTAGCGGAAGCAGAGTACTCAAACCACAACCAGATAAAAATAGAACGAGTATTAACCATCGCATTAAGGACTCACATAAGTTAAGGTATTTTCTATTATAGCAATACGTTGTTGTAATTCTATAATAGAGGTCATATGTTTAGCCATAGTATTAGCTTCTTGCCAAAGAAATTCAGTCTCTTCCCAAAGTTCTTCTATTTCATCTAAAGCTTGTTTAGCATCTCTTTTAAGATTTATATTATCTTCAATAGCCATACGAGAACCTAACTGAGATACTGTTTCTTCTAGAGATGTTATAGTAGCTGCTTGTTGAGATACCCACCAAACACCACCTGCTAATTGTATAGCCATTGCAGCTACAAGAGCTATTGGTAATTTTAAATTTTCCATGTTGTTAACTCTTTTCTTTTTTACTTTGATGTTTCTTTTTTAATTCAGCTTTTGCTCGTTTAAATAAATTAGCTATTGCAGTTTTACCCATAACTTTAGCACGTTGTTCAGCAACTGTTAAGATTTGTATTTTTCTAGCGTATGGTTTATTTATTCTTTTTACTTTAGCTATAGTAGCTTTTGCATCTGCTATGGTAGCAAATTTTATAGATACAGTATCTTTAGGATTTTCATCTGTATATAGTCTACGCCCAGACCCTTTAGGTTTTTTACCTGTTCCTACTTTAGGGTCTTTTTGTTTTACCATTACATTAACTCAAAATGTGGTGCATCAATAAATGGTCTACGTCCTTGTGATCTACGTAAATCTACATATGCCATCATAGCATCTTCTGATGTACCTTCATATGTACGAATGTCACCTTCGCTCCATGCTGCACCCCATTTGATAGCGCAGCCTACTTCTTCGGCTGCTTGTTTAAAGGCATCGCATATATCGTCATAAAGATTTAGTTCCCATGATACATCTGGACCTACATATGCTACTACGTCTACAGCATGACTAAATCCATCGTCTTGTAATAAATGTTTACTTGCCATTGTTTGTGATCGTCCTGCAGCTACATTAGCTTTCTGTTCTTCTAAAGTACGCACACCTTGTGTAACTCCAAAGTCTACCTCTGTCAGTTGAATAGCTCGTTCAACTACTGCTGTCATATCTGGATGAACACCCTCAAGTCTATCTATTGATCTTTGGCTTAGTCTAAAACTCATTACCTTCTCCTATTAAATCTACTCATGGCTCTTCTATTAGCTTGTCTCATTCTGTTCATTGGATTTACTCTTGACGGAGGTGTTCTTCTTGTTGAGGGTCTTCCTGTTCTCCTTGACATTCTTGAACGAAAAGAAGGCACATTAGGTGATGACATAGGTCTTTGTGTCATTCTTCTTCTAGTAGGTCTTCTTGTAGGTGAAGATATTCGTCTAGCTTGCATTGAACCTAATCTATTTGCTTGACTTGAAGTAGGTCTACCTCTACCCATACTTCTTCTTTGAGCTAAACTTGATCTACCTGATGTAGCACGTGTAGGTCTTCTTCTCATAGGTGTTCTTCTTCCTATTGATCTTCTTGGGGGTGCTCTTCTAATCATCTCATATCCTTCTTCATTGCTATCTTATTGCCCATTGGTTTACCTGCCATATAAGCTGTTGCTCCCATGTATGCAGCTACAATACCTGTTTGTGCAATGTAAAACAAACCAAGTAAATCTGCAAGAGCATTAACTCGTGTATCTGACATTATAGGAGTAAATAAAAATACTGTAAAAATAATCATCATAGCCATAGCTACCCATGCCATCTTTTTTTGTGACTCAGCTTTTTCTTCTCGTAGCTCTATTTCAAGCATACGTTCTTTCATTGCTATTTCTTCTGCTGTGATTTCACCGTCACCGTCTATATCAAAATCTACTACCAATCATGTTCTCCTGTAACGTCTGGAAGTTTTAGCTGCCCCTTTAGGTTGTTTAGAAAACTGTTTACCTGCAGCCGTATCTTTTCTTTTCTTAGCAGTGCTTGCTGCGTACTGCGAACTAGACATAGCTTTGATTGCTGCTTCGGGCAAGTATCGTTCACCAGTTGCTTTTGGTCCTTGCGTAGAAGGTTTACCACTTTTAGTTCTCCATTTTTGCCTTGTCCATTTATCAAGACTTTTTTGTGATTTTGCTTTAGCCATTTATTAACCATGCTATAAATATAATCGCACCTACACCTGAAACTAATAATAAACCTGTAACTGTCCACGTAATTATTGCTTCTTGCATTTCTGCTTTACGATATTCTTGTTCTTTTTTCTTTTTACGTATTCTACCTTCAGTAGCCACAAGCTCATCCCATGCGGATGGACCCATACTAAAACTAATCCAGTCTTTTAGCTCTTTTCTCATAGCCTCTGCTTTTTTCTTAGCTGTAAATATTTCTAAAGCTTCTGCTTCAACAGATTGTCCATTAAGAGCTTTCCACCAAGGAGGGTTTTTATTTTTTTGCTCTGCATAGGACAAATCGCTCATAGCACCTGCCCATTGAGTTAGCTGACTTGACATATCTTGCAGGTCTTTACCTACCTGAAATCCCTTCTTGAGGGCATTAAATGCTACAGTAGCCCCACCAATAATTGTAACTGGGTCCATGTTAGCCTCTAATTTCTATAGCCACCACCTTTGGCTTTGTATTGTTTTGCAAGCATTTGAGCTTTACGTGCAGACCATTGACCTGCACCACCACCCTTAGTTCCTGCTTTTATCTTATTAAAAAGATTTTTACGCATAGTAGGTTTAGTATAGTTACCTGCTTTATTAACTGTACTTTTACCACCTTTAGACATTTTTAGTGGTTTAGCTTTATGCTTAGTAGCGGTTTGCTTCTTTATAGCCATATCTTAAAACTCTTTCTATGTCATAGCGACCTATGCCTATATCTTTTAATTCCGCATCAGTCATGCTATATAATTGCTCACGTGCAATTCTTTTTTTTGCAGATTCAATTCTAGCTTCTACTAATCTATTAAATAATTTTTTTAACATAATCTATCTCCTGTGTTAACGGTAACTTTAGCTACCAGAGATAGTTATATCATATATAGTTATAACATACCACAGACAAAAATGCAACCCTGTTATGCTTTTCTTGTAACCTTCTTAACTATTTTAGTTGTCCATGCTTCGTTTTCAGGTGTATTAGGATCGTCTTTTATGTAATGACCTTTTTTATTACGTGCACGTACTTTTTTTACTGTTCCTAGAATATTTTGTATTGCTTCAACTTTAGTAATATGATTTCCTTCAGCATCTGTAGTAAGCACCATTTCTTTTGTACTCATATCCATAACAGAATTACCCTTATCAAAAACCATATAACCTAGTTTTGTAATTTCATTTATTTGTTCAGGTGTCATTTCTTTTCTTTTTCTTTATTTTTATTTATTTGTTTTACATAATCTTGTAATAAACTAGATGCTTTTTTAAAGTCTTCAGTATTAGTTTCTTTATGATGTTTAATCCACATAGCTGCAATTTTATTAGCTTTTGCAGTTGATCTACTAGTTTTCTTTAGACCACTACCAGGTTTCTTCTTTGGCTTAGTAGTGCTAACGCCACCAGTGCTCATTTTTTTAGGTGTACCACCTTTTTTCATATAGCCCATTTTATTTCTAACGGCTTTTGGTAATTTAGGTAAACCTTTATTTCCTTTTGGTATTGCTTTCATTTTATTACGCCTTACAATTACAATCTGGTCCACAATGCTTATTAAGAATTGCACAACCTATTCTTTTAAAATATCTCCATAACCATTTTAATATTTTCATAATGAAACTCCTATTTTGATTTTTTGACATTGTGGTACTGCTAGGTATCCCTGTTGTTGGAAATACCTAGCCACTACCATTGCTTCTTGAGCACATGCTTCCTCTGTAATAAATGTTGCTTCTGTCTTTGCCATAACTTCACAAGACAATGCTGCAGGTGTACTACAGAGGAGCATAAATGCTATCCACATTAGAAGCTAACCGTAGCCCCTACCGTTACGTCACCGAACTCTAAGTCTGAGTCTGTTGATACTTCAGTATATAAACTAATGTTTGTGCTAGGCACAGTATAGTCTGCTGTAAAATCTAGCCCTTGAAAAATGTCTCCTTCGTCAAGAGTTAACATATCAATGTCTGTGGCTACACTTAATCCAATACCTAATACAGTTATTCCTGCAGAGGGTGTAAGTTCCCATACCCAGTCTTCTACACCAGTAGTATAGTTCAAGTCAGTCTCTGCACCAATAGACAATGTTTGCCCTGCTACAGAAAAGTCTTTTGCATACGTGGTTGTAGCTGCCATTATGGTAGCCAAGCCAACCCATGCCGCAACAACGGCAAGTTCTACTTTAGTCATTTTCATAAGTCCTTATTTCTTTTTCTTAGTCATGCCGCCACGCATCATTTTCTTTTTAGCCATTCCACCACCACGCATCATAGGTTTCTTTGTCATACCACCACCACGCATCATTGGTTTCTTCTTCTTAGTCATGCCGCCTTTAGCGTAACCTTTTTTCTTCATACTCATTTTACCACCACGAGCCATTCCTTTTTTCTTCATTTTATTTCCATGCATTGCCATAGTTATTTTTCCTTATATAAATTGTTAAAGACACGTTCCGTATCCCAAATGTATTCAACATCTTCTTTAGAATTAAAGATATTCTGATTAGGTTTAAAATCTGGTGCACCTTCGCCAGTCTCAAACCAAGCAGGGTGAGTTACTCTCACTCTATTATTGGGTAACGCAACCATGTTACCTGTGTATTCTCCTGCATCTAACAACTCTAAAACATGTGACTGCTTGTGTTGAGCAGGATCATCTGCTACTTCGTTATCAGTGTAGTCTACTGTAAAGTAGTACTTTGCAGGGTAAAACTCACCATCTATTTTTGCTATCCAAGGAGCAGGTGTAGCTCTTTCTAATTTATATACTGAATGTGTATGTGACATACAATCCCAAGGCTGTGCTATATAGGGTGGTAATTCTTTAGGCCATTCTTCATATGGCGTATCAGCTACAAGCGCAGTCAGAGGCATCCTAGCCCACATTGCACCACCATGCACATTCTCTGAGTCATCAAAGTCTGACTCACATCCAGTAAATAAAACTTGAAAGCTTAACGTTCTGTTTGGCATAGTAGTTACACCTATAACCATACAATGTAAAAACTCTCCGTGATATTCCTCTAGGTTTTTTGTGTATTCTCTACGTACCCATGCTTTGAAGTACGGTATGCTACTTTGTAGATATGGCATCTTTTTTATATTTCCTTTGCAAGTTTGCTTTAGCTTATTTAAAGACATTTGTTATTGTTGTCTTATCCATCACTTTAGCATGTTATTCATTAACTGTCAAGATTTGAATATTCTTTGCGTAAGGTTTTATTGCCATCGTTGATTTCTTCTTTGTCTTCTTTCTAGTACAAGAGCTTCATATTCTTCTTTGGGATACACGTTGTAGTATCCAAGTTTTTCAAGCTTTAGACTTGCATCGTCTACTTGAGATAAAGACTGGATAAACATCATAGCATATTCTTCTTCAATGTTAGATGTCCAGTCATGGTCATACAAAAAATCTAAGTCAGCATCCTCTGCTCCGTACTCTGGATGAAATCCCATTATATGTAAATCATTATACGAGTACGTATCATTAAGAAACTCTATAAATTCTGTAAATTGATATGGGGTAGGAAATTTGTAAGATGCAACTACAACTAATTCATATTTATTTGTATTGAACACATTAGCTTGTAGTATAGTTTCAATACCAATGTGTTCTGTTTCTACTACACTTACTTTGTTTTGTTTCCATGCTTCCTGTGCATAAGGACATGCAGGTAGTCCATTTAATGCAGGGTTAGCTACCTCAAGCACTTGTTGTGACCAACTACGTATATCGTCCTTTATCAAGGTCTACCCATTATACCACCAGTTTGATCTGGTCCTGTGTCTATCATATTACGTTCCATAATACTAATAGCTCTATCTTGCTTTTGTGTTTGTGATAATTGTTTTAGTTTAGCAAGGTTTTCTTTTGCGTCTTTAGAAAGTCTTTCTCGTGCTTCCATATTACGAACTACTGCCTGTATTTGATTATCTGTAGGATTACCTACAATCTCACCGTCCTTTGTAATACCATTATCTGTATTACCTATTAACATGTCACTATCTTTTAATTTAGGTTTAGAGCCTACACGTTTTATACCTTCCTCTGTCATAAGGCTTACACCTTCACTTTTACGTGCATCAGAACTACGTGTGACTGCTGCTTTTCTTGTACGAGATACATCTGCCTCTTCTGACATTGCATTAAGTTTATCTAGTAACTCTTGTTCTTTTTTTGTAATTGTACCTTTTTCTTCTTTAGTTTCTAGTATAGATACAAGTTCAGCACGTGCTCTAGAACCTGCTGATGCAGACTCTTGCATCCTTGGTTCACTCAGATCACCTCTAGTTACTGTACCTGCTTTACCTTCCTCTACGTCAAGTGTACCACGAGAGGGTGCTTGCCCTTCGTCTAGTTGACTTACAAACTTATCTGCAAATAGTTTTTGTGTGCCTTCTTTAACTTCGTCTGTAACTTCTTTAATTTTTCTAAGGCTTCTTAATGCTTTTACCATTAACATCTCCAACGTTTACGTGCTTGACGTAATCTTGAATTAGGGTCTTTAGCTGCTTTAGGAAACTTCTTCATCTGCCCTGCACTTCTAGCACAAAAAGACTTTCGTCTTGCTTTTTCTGATTTAGTTAAACCTTTTTTCTTAGTAACAGCAGTTTTTAGTTTTGATCCTGGGTTATCTCTACGGTACTTAGCTACACCTTTAGCTGTCATACCTGCTCCCTTTTTAGTGGGGCGTTTATGACCACCTTTAATGGTGTGTCCTTTCATTGAGCCTTTTTTCTCAGCCATCAGTCCAACCTCACATACACAAGTCTTCATACAAAACTGTATAAAGTCTATGTTTGCTTTTGTCTCTACTGATGCATTTCTTTTTAAACCAAGCTATCATGCTCTATTACCTCGTGTCGTTGCCATCAGTCCAACCTTCCATACGCATTGCCCACTCTACATGCTCTAATGAAAAAGGTCTACCGTAGTGAGCCTGTA